GATTGCAGTCTCCAGCGTCATGCCGTCAAAGAACGACTCATACCACCTCTGCATGTCTAGATCTATTCCATACAGTTCGGCGACGAGAGCGCGGTTGGCATCTGGGACTCTAGGGCGCTCCTTCAGCTGGGCAACAGTTGTGTACTTCTGTGCCTCTTTTAGTTTCGTGCGCGCCCACTCGTCCAATAGCCTACTTGAAACAATCTTGTCGAGATGCACGCCGGCTGTCAGCCGGAGCACATTCCACGCAAGATGGGAGATAACAGGACACCCCGGGTACTGATAGTACAAAGACCACGCCTTAGCCCTCAGAAGGGCCTTGGCGGTGCGAGGTTTTACAAGGCGGTAGGCCCCAGAGAGCCAAAAGAACTCCGCCAACACCTTCCGCACATCAGTCACCAGGGTGCCAACGTCAGGATCGAAGACGTTACCACAAAATGATGCAGTGTGGATTTTCTCGTGCCTCTCCACTTTCGCAGCAAACCCAACTCTCTCGAAATCAGCCGCGGTGGGCTCCCACCCGTCGGTCACAACCAGGGAGTCGTCCCCCTCCACCACTAGGTCAATCTCAGCCCCGGCCTCCCTGGCCAAGAACAGCCAGATCATAAGCGTTGTGAATCCGTTCCCGAGCGACGTATTCATCTCCCCAGACATCCGTGTGCCCGCAACCTCGGTGGTAAACCACTTGCTGCGTATCACGTTCTTCTCGGTCAATATTCTCGTCACCCGGCGCATGAATTCCTCAGCCCCCGCAAGGTGTTGGGACATATACTCATACATCTGCAGCTCGACGGCCTTAGCCAACTCCGGAACGAACAGCGACTCATAAGACGTGAAGTCACCGGCGTAGTACACAGCCCCCGGTCTAAACAGTCTGTCGATAATGAACTGGGCGCGCTCAGCAACCGGCACGTACTTGACGAACCACTTCAGCTTGAACACCTCCTTCTCGATGGCGTGGAATATCGGTCCCACAGCAACCTTGAAAGCGTCATGCCTACTGTTGATCGCGCGCGCGTGCTTCCAGTCCACATACGATTCGTCCTTCACAAACTGTTTCACCGTGTAGTGCTTGTCTCGCAACATACCAAAGTCACAGGCCTCCCAAGCTCGACGGAGCTCATCCTTGCGGGTCTCAGGGTGGTTGATCCCCTCTATCCACTCATATGTATCTACAGACGTGGTGGCGGGGAGGGGTTTAAGATTCTCTTCCAGGAAACCCCTCACAAACCTGGACAAACGTTCATACACTGTGCCCTCCACATTAGGGGGCCTATACAAAAAACGTTTGCAACTACCAAGGAGGAGGCTGGGAAAGTCCGTTATGTCTATATGCGGTAGCACAACACCCGTCAGGTGGGCTCCAAAAGGCAGGAATTTTGCAGGTGGCCGCCAGTAAGGGTTCGACTGACGGACATTGTAGATCTTCACCTCCTTAATACCTGATATGGCAGCCAACGGCCCCTCACCAGCCCGGTAGGGGTACACTACTTTCCTCCAAGGTACGCCTCGCAAAAACCCGGCTGCTCAACCACCGAAGCATTCACCCGCGCCCAGGCGCACAGCAGAGCCACATCCCCAGTGAAGTGACCGGTCCAGCCGGAATTGCTTGTGGGGATGTGGGTGAAGGCGCTCAGGTAGCGGTTGATTCTGACGGCGGCATCAGCGGGCCTTGCGAGGACGGAAGACGGGAGAGTATGAGGCTGAAGCAGATCATCCAACAGGGTGCCAGACAACTCGCCCTGCTGGTGGTACACACGACCATCTGCCATCCTCTTCTCCAGTCGCGCCGACCAGACCATGTCAGCGTCTTTGATTTGTCCAGCGCGGTTAGGCTCTCGCCTGTTATCGAGCTCGTTGACGGCGACGGGATCCAGAACAAGGGAGTACCGCACAGCATTGAGCCTGCGCTCGAACTCCGGCTCCAAGGCATTCTCCAGAACAGGAGAACATCCCATGGCGACGCGGTGCGGCTCTGTGATAACCGCACCAATGGCCCCTCCCACCATGCCCGCGAGCTTGAGCATGTTAGAGCCTGTCATCCACGTGCCTTCGAGACCATCCACGTCAGTGGCATAGATCGGCTTGCCCCCAGGGCCTAAGATCACCTCCAGTCTACGCTGACCACCGGCGCCCACTGTCCAGCAGTAGGTCTTCTCCGTGATCGTGGCGTCTGCCGACTCGAGATAGCCCGGTCCGTGGAACCCGTCGGGGAGGTCGCAGCATGTTGTAGCGCTGCGGCACTTAGTCTTCCACACGATCCTGCGGGCACCCCAGGGCGCCCTAGCCAGAATCGCCTTCGCGGTCGACTTCCATCCCCTACGTCTAACACGGTGTGTTGCCGTCCTTGCCTTGCCGCCCGGGCCCTCCCACGGGTTAACGCCCCCACATGCCTCCAGAATATGTTCTCTGGCGGTTGAGTGTCCAGTAACGGCCACATGGTCACAGTATTTGTTACCATGGCGGGCCAGCCGGATCCACTCGGGGCATGTGCACAGCCGCGGGACCGGCTTGCGCACCCGCTGAACCGCCATCAGGATCTGGGCGGTCAGCGTTCTCCGTGGGGCGTTCGGATAAGGGTCCTTCCAGACCGGCGGCGGCGGGGGCGCCCTCAATGCGTGCGCATCGGAATAATACCCCCAGACGGTGTGAAGCTTTTGGCAACACCCAATAAGGGACATCTTCCCGTGCTCACACACCAGGATGCTAGTCTCCACCATAGCCGAGTCGCACTTTGGCGGGTCCGGCGTAGGCTCCGGATCCAGTGGGCTCAAATCGACCGTTGCGAACCGGTCTAAGCCACTCATGCGTTGCACCAAAAGCGCATCCTCCTCATCCTCACTCGTCTGCTCTGCGGGCGGGGTCGACGACTCCCCTCCCTGGGCACCCTCCCTGTGAGGGCCGGCGGGCTGCGTCACGTTGTCCATCAGGTCCTG